AGGACAAAAGCGGAAAAGTTATCCGCACCATCCCTGAGCACACCGAGACGCATTTTAAAGTCAACCCAGACTACGACCCGGCGAAAGAAGCCGAATACGCAAATCGGGAAAAACGTCCGGAATGGGCGACGGTCGGGATGCTCGGAAAGCTGGTCGTCATCGACGACGGAACGTGCGAAGTAAATGGCTACTGCAAACCGAAAAACGGCACCGCCACAAAATCAGATACCGGATATAGAGTGCTGGCGCGGTTAGATGAAACGCATATCAAAGTGCTAATGAAATAAAAGGGGACACTACATATTATTGAGGTGAGGAAATGGCAGGAATTGAAGCACCTGAATATCAGGTTAATGTATCGCAGGAAAATTCAATCAACAAATTTGCAGTGCAAGGTGAAGAAAATTCGCGCGTACTGACTCTGCATCTGGTTGAAACTGTGCAGACAGTAACGGCACTTGGGGAAACAGTTATCCGGCAGAATCCGCTTGACCTGACCGGATGCACCGTGCGGCTATATGTGAAAAAGCCGGACGGCAACGCAACATTCACGGATGGCACGATTGTAGCCACAGGCGCAGACGGAAACCCGAATACCGTTACATTTGTGCTTTCGCAGCAGGCACTTGCGGCAGCGGGCAATGCGCATTGCACTGTAGCTGTTTTCGGACAGAACGGCACGATATTGAAAGCAACCGGAATCACGCTGAATATTGCAGCGGACGATATGGAACAAACAATTGTATCTACTAGTGAATTTGTTTCGCTTGCGGAAGCGCTGAATAAGGCTGAATCTGCGGAAAAGATTGCAGAAGACAGTGCGGCTGAAGTCAATCAAACAGTATCGGTAGCGAGCGCCGAATTACAAAGTTTGAAAACGCAGTCAAGCGACATCGCAGCGGCAGAAACCGGGCGCGTGGACGCAGAGGGCAAAAGAGTTACAGCGGAATCCAGCAGGGCAGATGCAGAGGGTATCCGGCAGACGGCTGAAACTGCCCGCAGCGATGCAGAGTCGCAGCGTACAAATAACGAGTCTACGCGGCAAACAGCGGAAGCAACCAGAGCCGCAGCGGAATCCAGCAGGGCAGATGCAGAGGGCAAGCGCATTACTGCCGAAACTGCCCGCGCCAGTGCAGAGCAAACGCGTGTGCAGCAGGAGTCCGGCAGAGCCACAGCCGAAACAGCTAGAGTAGATGCAGAATCAGCACGAGTAACCGCCGAGCAGGCGCGGCAAACAGCCGAAAGTGGCAGGCAAACCGCAGAAACGGCGCGTGAGTCAGCGTCACAAACAGCCGTAAACAGCGCGGATGCAGCCACTATCCGTGCCAACACTGCCGCTAAAGCTGCTGAGGGCGTTGTTGCGGGTGACCTGCTGATTGACAAACCAGATGGTACTGCTGGGTATAACAGACTCTATATTGATGACGTGCAGACCGTTGCAAGGGATACTAAAACGACTATCCCCGCAATGCGAACGATTGATACACAGCCAAAATTTAAACTGTACGGATACAGCCATCAAGATGGAGTACCAACACCGGAAAATCCGATTGACCCTGTAAGTTTGCAAAGTCCCCTGAAAGTCACAATCGGTACAACGGATTACAGTATCCCGCTGACTGCCTCCGACACGACCACATACCCCGACCCGCTGGAATTACACAGTTTACCAACTGTAACAGATGCAATAATAAATGATTATGCTATTTTGCGTAGTCGCAAGTTCACGTTTAATGGAACTGAACACACTTGGCGCTATGCATCGGGCACATTTAACTTGCCTGATGATACTTCATACAACTATGCGGTATTCGTTTCTTACGATTTAACAGTAATTGATAATATGCTGTGCGATAAATTTATTTACACGCCCTATGACCATGGTTTTTATCAAAATGTAACGTCAGAAGGCATTTCTGGTGGCGGGGACTATCATCTGGTATTTATTCGGATTGCAAAATCCCGCTTAACTGGTTGGTCGGAAACTTGGACTTCTACACAAAAAGTTACGGCTTTCAAAACGTGGCTTGCCGCAAATCCTGTTACGATTATTTATCAGCTTGTCGCCCCACTTACAATTCCGCTTTCTTCCGACACTCAAACTGCCCTAAACAATTTGCGTAGTGCTATTGCACCGCTCGCAAATGGCACTACATTAGATATTACATCCACGGCGGAAATGGATATTATATCGCGTTCTGAAATGACGAAAAAACAGGAACAGATTGACAGCAATGCCGCAAATATCGCCGATAATCAGCTGTCTTTTGCGGCACAGATTACAGCATTGCAAGCGCAAATTGCACAGATGCAACTTAATAAATAATTTTGGAGGTATTATCATGGAAATCAAATCGACATACGACAACTGCAAAACACTGATTAACGCCGGACGGCTCACAGACGCAAACATTTTGAGCTTGTTTCTGATGGTTAATTTGCTTACAAACGACCAGTTTGTAGAGTTAACGGGACTGTTAAAGCCTAAGGCAACTACTACGGCATAATCGGAGGTTAATACATAATGGCAAAAGTATATTTAGACCCGGGACATGGTGGATATGATAGCGGTGCCTGTAGCCGTGGCAAACGCGAATGTGACCTTGCCCTACAAATTGCGCTTAAAGTTCGTGACAAGCTAACGGCGGCAGGGATGCAGGTACGTATGAGCCGAACGAGTAACAACGTGCCTTGCAATTGCGACCGTGACGAACTCCCTAGGCGCCCACGAGAAGCAAATAATTGGGACGCTGACATCTATGTAAGTATCCACCTTAACGCTTGCCCTGGCGGACATGGCATCGAAACGTTGCATAGCGTTGTAGGTGGTAAGTCTACCGTACTGGCACAGGACATCCAGACTGCTGTACTAGCGGCTTGCCCCGGGTACACTGATAGGGGCCTGAAAACACAGCTATCTAGCGACGGTATACATGACCGTGTGTGCGTTATCCGTGAGTCTGCCATGCCTGCGGCGCTTGTAGAATGTGGTTTTATTGATTCTGCTGACGATATGAGCCGTTTTAACGCAGATAAATTTGCCTCTGGTATCTGCAATGGTATCTGCAAATATTTTGGCGTAATTACTAGCATCTCTGCAACACCCGAAGCACCACAGTTTCACATCAAATATGCTGCCGATAGTGCTACTGCTGTCAGCGATACAACACAGACAGTAACATTACAGCAGGGAGAAGCGTATACGTTACGGCTGACATGCAATGACGGCTGTCCGCCTGTCCATTCTTATAATTCCGCTATTGCAGATGTATCTATTGCAGGCAAAGGCGAAACACGGCTGGATTGGTACATCAAAGTCACAGGTAAAGCAAAAGGCATTACTTCCGTTGGTACAAAATCCAAAAAGTTTTTTGACGTAAAGGTCGTGTAAACCATGGGAGCGGTAGACATTGGGCTGCTGATTGCGGTCATCGGCTGTTTTGTCGGACTTGCGGGCTGGCTGGCTGGACGCGATAAAAAAATATTAGGTGACGGCGAATGGAAAGGCACGGTAAACACAAAGCTGGACGATATTAAATCCAGCGTATCAGGCACAACGGCAGAACTTGTAAAAATTAATGCAACTCTGAACGAGCACGGTGAACGATTGACAGCAGTAGAAAGCTCTGCCAAACAAGCGCATCACCGACTTGACGAATTAAAATAATTGGAGGCACATAATGAAAATCAACTGGAAAGTCCGCATGAAGAATCCGCTGTTCTGGGCGCAGATTGCGGTAGCCATCGTGTCGCCTATCCTTGTAGGACTGGGATTGCAGTGGGCCGATATGACGACGTGGCAAACGCTGGGTGGTGCCCTGCTGCGGGCTGTCAGCAACCCGGTGATTGTGGTTTCCATTGTTGCATCTGTGTGGACTGCGCTTACCGACCCAACAACCAAGGGCTTCAGTGACAGCCAGCGGGCACTGAGTTATGAGAATCTGTCCATACAAAATAAAAACATGTGACGGATATTCACATTAGAGATAATAAAAAGTACCCCCCAGCAGGCGACCATTTTCAGGCCGCCCACTGGGGGGGCATTTTTTGTTGTTTATTTGTTGTTTATATCACCAAATGCAGCGGTATTGCTCTGCTGCCGCGCTATTTCAAGCGTAAAATAGTTTTCCGGTAAGTTGTAAGCTGCTGCAATTTTAGCAAGCGTGGCAGGTCTAGGAATGCGCCCATCGTTTTCCAGACGAGAGTATACGGACTGTGCCATGCCGGCCTTTTTGGCGATTTCTGTTGTAGTCCAGCCGTGAGCTGTTCTCATATTGCGGAGCAAATCTTTAATTTCAATCATTTTTTCTCCTATCTGCCCGTATAGCCGATAGCACAGCACTATATTGTTAGTTAAGTTTTACGAATTTAGTAACTTTTAACAGCGGCTCGCCATCAGCACCAGTTCCAACCACTTTGCCCCACACGCGATATGCGGGCCGCGATACAACATTAAGATATGTGACTTCAAGTACATCTGTCAGAATTGGCCGATAGTTGTTTCCGGAAAATTCTGCATTAAATGCGGAAACACCCGCTTCAAAATTTCCATTTGCAAAGTTTTTTGACTTTCCATTTTTTGGTAAGTCGCCAAACCTGAGAAATCCTTTTTCGGCGTTTTTAAAAATTGCTGCATTGTTTTTTTTAGCGGCATCTATAATTTTTTGCGTATTAATATGGACACAGGCTGCGCATAGCTTTCCGAAGCCGTCCTTTTTAAATTCGCAAGTCCAACCATCGTTTTCCATGTCTTTTGTCATTTCTTCAGCTGATGTACCCTCAGCCCACTTCCGGCTAGGAGCGTCTGATGCAGAAGCAAAAGAAAAATAACTTTTTTCGTTAAACAAATTTTGAGTATTCACAAAAGAAATTGTGCCAACGCTTTCAGGCAATCCAAGTACATTTTTATAAACAGAATTTTTCATTTTTTTTACTTCCTTCCTTAATTTCTATACTTATTATACATCTATATCGATGTATTGTCAAGGCTTTTTTGAAAATATTTTAAAAAAATCTGACGCATTACCAGGGATTTTGTCATTTCAATTTACTTTTCTGCTGTAACTCTCCCTTTTTCATTTTAACATATGGTTCTTCCGAGTCAATGACCCAGTTCCGTCCGATTTTTTTGGCAGTCTCAAATCCGCCGCGGCGGGCCTTCTGCTGCACCGAAATTGCTGCCTTTCCGTGTGCAGCCGCGTATTTAGATAGGCTAATTAGCATTTCAAGTCCTCCAATTAATCAATTTTTTTCAAGCTGCACTTCGTAAAATCCCATTTCCTCAAAATCTTCGTCAGAAGAAACAGCAGTTATTTTTAGCTTAGTTTCGGCTGGAAGCAGACATTCTCCTTCAGTCTCGCAGCCGCCCGCATCTAGCACATCACATTCTTCGTCATTATCATAATCAACTTTGTGACATTCAATATCATCAACGTACAAAACATATTCCACGGAATTTTCAAGTTCAGGACAAAAGTCTTCTGTTGAATCTGAACACATCCAGCTTTCTGCTTTTCCACGATTATCATAGATATTTCCAGCTTCGAAAGCACCTTTATAATTAAGAACTATGATTCTCGTGAGGTCTGCTTTACAGTTAATTTTATTTGCAATTTCATCTTTTGTCATTTTGATTACTTCCTTTCTTTATCTTATGTATATATTATACATCTATATCGGTGTATTGTCAATACTTTTTTTGAAAATATTTTAAAAAAATCCGCTCTGACCTCCCCGGCTGGCGCCAGCATATCCACAATGGCGGGGTAAATACCCTGATTTCCTTTTTCTTTGGGGCTTCCGGCAGCGTGGACGTTCCCGTCCGCAGCGTTGACAGTGCGTCGGTCAGCTCCCTGACGAAAAAGTCGTTATGGCTCTCAGCCATGTGGTTTAAAGGCACAAGTTTTGGGGTCGCTCTGAACGACCACGGAATATTCACACAGAATTCGCGGTTCATTTGATGAACAACGGAATATTCACACAGAACTCTGCGAGCCGCTCGCTATGGCTCTCAGCCATAACGGCTGCATCTCCCGCGCGCGTATGGGAACTTTGACCCGCTCAAAATTGAGAATGTACCTTCTCCGGCTGCATCTTGCGTGCGCGCGTAGGGGAACAAGGAAGTAACGAAATGTGACACCCTTGGTGGAGACTATCATCTCCCGCGTGCGCGCGTAGGGGAACGGGAGCCTCAAATTTGAGGCAGGGGTATTTGACCCGCTATCATCTCCCGCGTGCGCGCGTATGGGAACCCCAACAGAGAGTTTATCTATGCCATTCTGAAAACCTGCTGCAGGCCGTTTAAAGCGCCTTGTGTTAAATGCTTAACAACTCATGGCATGGGAAAGGGCGCCCTGCCTGTGGGGCGCCCTTTCTGTGGATATTACCCGCCGCGCTGGTAGGCGTCCGCGGCCTTGTCGAAACTCGTCCACGTTGCGGGGTCATCCGTGCGCGCCCGTTTGCCGGACACTACATTATAAGGCCGCTTCGTCTTCCGGCCGCCCGCGGCCTTTTCTATCCGCCAGCACACCCAGTTGGGGAGTGCTCGCAGCGCCGCCGGGATGCTGGAATAATTAAATTTCGCGTCCGTAAAAATCACCCACTTCTAATCCTGAATTATCTCCGAAACTGGAACACCCAGCGCCTTCGCCAGCTTTGCGGCGGTCGTCGGGTTGCAGGTGCCCCTCTTTTTTACTGTGGAAACGCTTTGCCGGGAAATGCCGGCCCGCTTCGCAAGCAGAGTATTATTGATTCCGCGCTCGGCCAGCAAAAGGTCAATTTTGTTTCCGTCAATGTTCATGGTATGAACCCTCCTTTTCAATTTGTTTCTTGCAAGAACAGTATAACACGCAGGTACGGTCTTGTCAAGAATTTTTTAGATTTTCACAGATTATATTGACTTTTTGTTCCTATAAAGAAATCGATATAGAAAAAGAAAAGTTAATCTCACTCCTATTAAAAAAATCTCCGGCCACCGAAGAATTGTCTGGTAAAATTGCAAAGGTAATTTTGATGATGCGCAAATTTAAAGATTCTGAGGAAGGGAAATCCTAATGCCCACACGGAAGGCCGCCGGCCAGTGGTTGGCCGTGTGGTTAAAGGAATACTGCATCGCCGTAAAGCCCCGGACCCTGATTTCCTATGAAAGCGCCGTCAACTATCGCATAAAGCCCGCGCTCGGCCGTGTCCGCCTCTGCAAGCTGCCCCTTGAATTTGAGGGGGCAGCTTTTATTCTGTGTATTCTGTGCATTGTGTGAATATTCCGTGGTCAATCAAATTGACCTCGGCCCGCAGCTTGTCGCGGACGCGGAGAATGTTATCCCCGCCGACCGTGAACCCCAGCCCTTCGCGCGGGTCTATCCACTGTTCGATTTCTTCCACTTTTAATCTCTCCATACTGGAATGTAAATACAAGTAGTCTACAGACACGCCAAAATAATCAGCAAGCTTGTTCAGTTTATCCATTGACGACCTCTGCACACGTTTTTTTCCATTGAGAGAACAATCCTGTGGAAAGACCAGTATCTTTCGCCACACGATAAGCGGTAACTCCTTTTTGATGCATTAAAAGTTCTATTCTATCAAAAGTATCCAAAGCAAACTCCTAAATTCTATGCACATACTACAATCTTAGAATTCTGGCTTAGTTTAGGGTTGACTAGCTTAGAAATCTGCTGTATAGTATGAGCATGCCTAAGAAAACTGTTACAAACGAGCAGAAATCGAATGTAAAAGCTTTCTTGATGGTTTATAAAGTAAACACAAGTATAACAATATACAAAGAAAGGAGCTGACATCATGTCAGAATTGTATACTTGCGCCCAAATTGCCGACAGATACCACGTTAAAGCATTAACCGTGCGGGATTGGATTCACAAGCACAAGCTTCACGCAAAGAAGATTGGCAAGCAGTACCTTATCAGCAACGAGGACATAAAGGACTTTGAAAAGGAGGCTACATAATGGACAGCAAAGAGTTCTTTAAAAGGTTGCAGTGCCATTGCAAAAAAGTAAAGCAGCATTGTGCTGAATGCTGCTTTAGAGATTTTTGCTACTGCGTTCCGGCGAACTATAATGACAAGCTTTTGGATACCTTCACTGACAAGATTTCATCAGCGTACTGAAATGAGTGGGCACGGACGGTCGGGTCCTTGCATACCGTAGCATCTTTTCCCTTGCCTTTGCAGTGAGCAGTATGCATTTACAAGCTTTTGATTCCCGTCAGAATCAGCTTCGTACACATACCGAATTGTTGTGTTTATTCTGTATCTCCAACATTTGAAAGTTCGAAATTCTTCAGTAAAATTTTCATCCATTTCCTATCACCTCCTTTTGACCAAATTATACCACTTGGTAGAGGGGGGACAAACCGTGAAAGGAGGAGAGAAAAAATGAAATCCCATGAATGGCACAAAGGATGGCGTATCGGCTTTATTTGTGGAATGGCCTTAGCCTGGATATTTGTACTTATAGGACATATAGCAGCCTGATAAATTACGACAGCCTGCTGGAATACCTTAGCAGTGTACATAATGATCCAGAACCGGAACTCATTGAGTATGGCAAGATTCGGCCCATTAAAGAATGAAAGAAGGTGAAAGCATGATTTATACGGTATCATCCGCGATTCTGCAGCTGGTCGGTGCCGGGTTTCTATGCTACATAATTGCGAGATTAGGCATCAATGCACGACGTATCTGTAACCGCAAGCGGCACCCGGTCCGGCACGGTGTCAGCAGTAAACAGTCAGTGATTGATGTGATGGAGGAAAAATAATGAATAAAGAAACAGAAACAGCGCTGATCTTTGCGGCGACGATTATCATGCAACAGGTATGTAGCAATCAAAGGCTCTCAAAGGCACAGCGCGACAAGATGCGGAGGTACGCGCTCATTTTGAAGGGCCTTGCCGCCCCGAAAAACAAGCCGCTGCCGAAAGCGCCGAAGGAGGAAAACACATGATAGACGAATCAGCTCATAAAGTATTTGATTACGCAATGGAAAATTGGCATGGCTTCCGCGCATATAAATGCTCGCGCTGTGGCAGGCAACTCGATATATATTACTGCGAAAGCAGGCTGTATCTTGTGCGTTGTAAGCACTGCAAAATTGTTGTACTTGTAGAAGCCGGAAGCCCAAATGAAGCAGCCGAAAAAGTAAGTCACCGCGCCGAACCGGAAAGCAAGGCGCTGACGGCACAGTGGATTAGTGCTAAAGACAAACTCCCGGAAATAGGGCAGCGAGTAGTCGTAAAGTGCAACGAACTATATTATGAGATGTTTGATGTTTTATGCTACTACCCAGATTACAATCCGTGGAAAAACGATGGAGTTGCTTATTGGTTGCCACTGCCAGAGTTGCCGGAAAATACCCGCAAGCCGGAAGGAAGTGAAAGACCATGAATGATAAAAAAGAAAACAAGCCATATGAACACTGCGAAAGCTGTGAATACAAAGGGAATCATTGCCATGTGAACGATAGATTTCAGCGTCTCCCGCGCTCAGAAGGCGGGCTGGGAATGTGCATTAAAATCGGTGGGCATGGATGTTGACCGCGCCAGAAAGTCCCTGCTACCTCTGCCAGCAGCGTGCACTTGCTGTGGCAGCCAAGTGCCCGCAGTACATAGCATTTGCGCGGTACCGGCAGGCAGAGGCGGCAGAGAGGCACCATGCGGTAATGCAAAAAGTGTACGACCATGATAGATACTACAGAATTTTAAGGAGATGTAGATGATGAATTGCCCATACAATCACATTACACCGAATACGTGCCTGCGCTGTCGAATGCCAGACTGCACCGCTTCAACTAATGAGCCTACCACACGAGAGGAAACATGCGCTATGCAAGCAGGCCTACCAAAGGCTCTTACGGCCTCAACACACACACACACACACGCTGGGCGTGAAAAACCGTCATTTTACAGGGTATGTGAAGAATGTGGCAAGGAATTTGTTGGAATAAAATTGCAAAAATTTTGTTGCAGAGCTTGCGCAGTAAAGCATAATTCGCGTATTCAAAATCGCAGAAAAAGCGAACGACGCAAAGAATATAGGAGAATACATAATGACAATGGAAAATAAAAAAGCCGCCAGCAGCAAGGTCAAGCAGCGTATTATGCTGCTATATCCGTGTGATGTCTGCAGAAAACGGTGCACGAGTTCCAGCTACAGCCGTTGCCCGGCATTTAAATCCTGGGTGCGCACATCATGGTACTGGATAACCCGGCACATAAAAAAATCCGCTGCAGGGGGCACAACCTCCACAGCGGCACACAAAAAATAAACCTATCGCTATTTTAAAGCAGATGAAAGGAAATGTCAAATGAACTACGTAAATGAACTGTGCAATTTGCACGATTATATTGAGGAATGCTTTGAAAACGTTGAATTTATCAGCGCAGAAACGCCTGAAGACTATTTCAGCGAAAAGGTTTCTATTCACTTTAAATCAAACGGCCGCCAGTACAAATATGCTCTGACAGACGAAACCCAGGAGGGAGAAACGAAATGAATACATTATATGAGTTGACCGGCCAGTATGCTGAATTGCTCTCTGCTATTGAATCTGGTGAAGTGCCGGAAGAAGCCATTTCCGATACATTAGAAGCACTGGGCGGCGAACTGGACGAAAAGATTGATTCCGTAGCCTGCATCGTAAAGCAGTTGGACGGCGAAGCAACCAATATCAAAGCTGAAAAAGCTGCATTGGCAGAGCGGCAGTCCGTAAAGGAGCGTCAGCGTGACCGTCTGAAAGACTACATAAGGCAGGCTATGCAGCTGGCTGGAAAGAAAAAAGTCGAAACGTCGCGTAACTGCGTAAGTGTCGGAAAGGCGCAGCCGAAAGCAGTTATTACAGATTTAGATGCACTACAAAGTCGTAAGGACATTTGGAAGCCTTACGACTACAGCAAGGAAACTAATGTGGACAAGACCAGCCTTAAAGCACTGTTACAGTCAGGCGAACAGATTCCGGGCGCTGCTTTGCAAGGCGGCGCGCCGCGGCTGACGATTAAGTGAGGAGGAAAAATAAATGGGCATATCCGTTTTAATTCTCGGAGAGTCAGGCAGTGGAAAGACCACTTCCCTGCGAAACTTTCAGCCGGGAGAAGTTGCAATTATCAACGTTGCTAAAAAGCCACTGCCGTTCCGCACAAAGCTGAAGCCGTACAACACGAACGATTATGCTGCAGTGGAAAAATCAGTTTGTACAGCGGCAAAACACAATATCAAGTCTATCGTTGTGGACGATATTCAGTACCTTATGACAGATGAATTTATGCGCCGGTCGTCAGAAACTGGGTACGGAAAATTCACCGACATGGCAGCCAACTATAGCAGCCTATTTGACCTTGCG